AATATAGTATAGAAAAATTGAAATTAATTAAATATTTTACAATTGAAAATAAAAGCGGTTTTAAGTCAATTGAAAGTAAATTACGTAAATTTAATCCCGACCTATATAATGAAATTATAGAATGGAATAAATGTAAAAATATTTCATTTAAAGAAAAAATATATAGATATATCCATAAAATAAATAAAACACCAAAATGTTATTGTGGATTAAATGTTAAATTTACCGAATCAATATTTAAAGGATATCGAAGTTATTGTTCAAGAGAATGTTCAGGTGCATCAGAATTGAGAAATTTTAAGACTAAACAAACAAACATTGAAAGATATGGTGTGGATAGTCCATTTAAAAGCAATGAATTTAAAGAGAAAATTAAGACAACTAATCTTAGAAAATATGGAACAGTTAATCCATTTGGGTCAGAAGAAATAAAAGAGAAAATCAAAACAACAATGTTAAATAATTATGGTGTTGAACATTATTCGAAAACCGATGATTTTAAGAAAGACCATAAAAGAACAATGTTAAATAATTATGGTGTTGATAACCCACTTAAAAGTGATGTCATTAAAGGAAAAATGAAGATAAATGGTGATAAAAAACTATATGAAAGATTTTTAGAAAGGGGTTATAATATCATTCATTTTAGTGGGGATTCTTTAACGGTAAAACATCCGGATGGACATATTTTTACTGAAAATAGATTTTTTTTAATTAATAGATTTAATACTGATTTAGAATTATCAACAAAATTATTGGAAAAAAACCATTCAAACCCTGAAAATGAGATGTTTGATTATCTTTACGATAAGATTGATACCATTTGTTTGCGAAATAAAAGAACGATAATAGATGGAAAGGAACTTGATTTTTATTTACCTGAAAATAAATTAGCAATTGAGTTTGATGGGTTATATTGGCATAGTTCTTTATTTAAAGATAAAAACTATCACTTAAATAAAACCGAAGAATGTGAAAACCAAGGCATTCAACTACTTCACGTCTTCGAAGATGAGTGGATGTATAAAAGAGATATTGTTAAAAGTATAATTAAAAGTAAATTAGGTATTATTGAGGACAAGATTTATGGACGTAAAACCGAAATCAAAGAAATATATGACAACAAATTAATTAGAGAATTCTTAGAAACCAATCACTTACAAGGGTTTGTTGGTAGTAACATTAAAATAGGTTTATTTTATGCTAATGAGTTAGTATCACTAATGACCTTCGGCAAAAAGAGAATAGCAATGGGCAGTAAAGCCAATTTAGAAGACGAATACGAAATGCTTAGGTTTTGTAATAAACTCAACACCGTCATTATTGGCGGTGCATCTAAATTATTGAAGCATTTCGTTAAAACACATCAACCCAAATTAATCCTGACCTTTGCCGACAGAAGATACTCGAATGGTAATTTATATAAACAACTTGGTTTCGAATTTGTTGAAAACACTAGACCAAATTATTGGTATTTTAATAAACGTTCACTAAAAAAATACCATAGATTTAATTTTAGAAAAGACGTTCTCGTTAAAGACGGATTCGACCCAAATAAAACAGAACATCAAATCATGGTTGAAAGGGACTATTTAAGAGTTTATGATTGTGGTAATATGAAATTCATCCTTAAATTGGGATAATAGGTGTTCTGGGAGGCTGATAACCCCTCTCTCGATTAAGGTTCTCAGCAATTCTCGCACGTTCTTCAACCATCTTATCCTGACTTAATGCCAGAAGCTGGTCTAATATTAATTTTTCAGTATCATCCTTTAGTTTCTGTCCTTCATCAAGTAAGTGCCTATAATCCATAACTAGCTGTTTCTCAGTCACTCCCAGCTCACCTGTGTAGAAACCACGGATTGTACCCAGAACCATTTTTACCTTGGCTATAAGGAAATTTCTTATTTGTTGACGAGCAACATCATTCATTTTACCCCAATCCAATATCGTTGTCGGTGGGTCTGAAGGCAATTTAATAATATCTGAGTTTGCTTCTAAACACTTATCTCTATCAGTACCTGTGGTATCATAATACCAATACCATACTTTTCTTCCGCTATAATGTTTTCCCCACGAGCTTGCGATTTCATGACGGTCATTAGGTATAGGGTATAGGTGTAACATCTTCTCCCCTGTTGCCAACCCAGTGATTCTATATGTTAATATCGATTGCAATACCCTTTGTTTCATTCTTCGGTCTTGTGCCGACAATAATGTTGAATATGTTGGTTGAACATACATTGCTGGACGACCGAGATACGACATACCCATCATACTAGCACTCCATGCGTTCATTGCAAATGGGTCAACAAGACCACCATCGATTGGTGGCGGTGTTTCCCAAAGTACTTCATTAACTTCACGACCTGCTGGGATTAAGTAATGTTGAGTATGTGCTGAACAGACAATATAATCACGTTTGAGTTCCCAACCTTGTGCTGCTGGGGAATTAGTACCAAGACCAACCTGTTTCGAATATGCATAAGTGAAACTTTCCATATATGTGTTTGATTTGGTTGTAAATGCTCCAAGGAAATCACCTGTCTCCTTATTCATACCTTCCAATCCAATCCATTGTTGATGAATTAACCAATGATTAACTAATGCTGAATAATCTTCAACTACCATTTCTAAATAGGAATCCATCATCTCATCTTGAATTTCAAATGGTCTAAGTGGGAATCCTAACTCATGTTTTATATTGAGATATAATTTATTCTTTTGTGCTGTAGTTATTAATGCCATAACGTAACTTTATAATAAATACTTGAAAGTTTTTTAAATAAATGATTTTAATATCAAAAGATTATCATATATTTGCATCAAAACCGATTTATGAATAAAATTGAATATGGGATAGGTGTAAATGATGACGGTAGACCTTGTATTGATTTACCTGATAATTATGAACACAGACCTGAAGACAAGTTCTTCGCCATTGAGATAGCTAGATACGTACTTCAAGAAGTACATAGTCGGAGAAGCGCAGAACTAAATGACACCACTGGTGATGTCATGGAAAATAGTATTAATTTTCTTGGACAGATTGGTGATGAAATGTCTGAAATCATGTATGGACAGATGAGAGCACAGGGAGAAGTACATTTTCTATTCAATCCTAGATACCATATTATAGTTGATACTATTGAAGAACGAGATGCTTTATCTGAAAAAGATATATTATCTTTTGAAAAACTATATGACAGACGTTTGGGTTTAAAGGTGTATGTTCTTGAAGACGGTAAAATTTATGAATTGAATGATGGAATTGAAAACGAACATTGGAAAATAAAACATGGAAAATAAGCCGACAGAAGAACAGGAAAGAATATTCTTGTTCACGAAAAAAAGACCAGAAAACATATTAATTAAAGCATATGCTGGTGCTGGAAAAACTACTACGATTGTTGAAGCTGTAAAATTACTGCCTGTAGATAAAAGCATTATGTTTTTGGCATTTAATAAACATATTCAAGAAGAACTTAAATCCAAGTTACCTGAACACGTGAGATGTTATACCACATATGGATTGGGTATGGGTGCAATTAAAAGAAAGTACGGTGATAGCATCCAATTCGATGAATTCAAAGCAGATAAAATCATACAGAAGAAAGCCAAGAATTGGGGACTCAAGGATGAATTGAAAACTGAAGATGATATTGCAATATATCTCAGCAACATGAAAAAACTTGCCAATCTTTGTAGATTAAGTATGACTGTTAAATCAGAGTATATTCATTTTGTTGCCGAACGCTATGACATCCCACTAAATAAACCCAAGGATATAAAACGTGTTGGTAAGGTATTAGATACCATGACAAACGATAGAAAAACTTTCGATTACACTGATATGATATTTTTACCTGCAATAGATAATGGTATATGGTTCTTCCCACAGGATTATGTGTTTGTTGATGAAGTACAGGATTTAAACCGTTGTCAGATTAGAATCATTGAAAAAGTATTGAAGCGTGATCGAACGACTAAGAAACTCAAAGGTAGATTAATTTGTGTTGGTGACTTTTTTCAGGGTATATATGGTTTTAATGCAGCAGATGAGAAAAGTTTCCAATGGTTTGAGAAATTTCCTAACACAAAGGTACTTCCATTATCGGTTTCATTTAGATGTTCGAAAGCCGTAATTAGAAAAGCACAAGAAATTGTTCCAGACATTCAAGCACTTCCAGATGCGCCTGAAGGCATGGTTAGAGACGGTAATGTTGTCGAAGAAGCACGAAGTGGTGATTTTGTGTTATGTAGAACAACCATGCCACTCGTAAAACTCTTTTTTGAGTTCCTTACACAGCGTAGGAAGGCAGTTATTAAGGGAAGTGACATAGGTGTCCACTTAATTGAATTAATCGGTAAAATCAACAATTTAGAGAAGCTAGTTACGTTCTGGGAAGCTGAATTACGTAACTATAGAAATGACTTAAAATCTGAAGGCATTTTAAACCCAAATGAACATAGCGGATATGCTGCACTTCAAGACAAAGCCGAGACATTATTGTTTCTAGCTAAAATCTCAGAGAGTGTTGCGGATTTGAAATACAAGATAAAAACGATTTTTACTGATGACATTCAGGGCATTGTTCTGAGTACAGTTCATAAAATCAAGGGTCTGGAAGCCAATAGAGTATTTATTATCAGACCTGACCTATTACCAATGAAAACTCCGAAAGCATGGCAAGCACTTCAAGAAAAGAACTTGCAATATGTTGCTTATACTCGTGCTAAACTCGAACTGATTTTCGACAAGGACTGGCATGACGAAGATTAAATTATTATATTATGGAATGGATAGTTAAAATAGAAACAAGCGAAGAAGAACGAAAACAAAGAATAAAAATCATTTTTGATCCATTGAATGAACTAATTCATGTTTTTGGTGAAACAAAAATAAATAATGGTGAAATGATTCACATTAATGGTGAAAATAAAATAACTATTGGTGAATGGACTGTTTTTAGTGAAATGACACATAAAATTGAAATCTCACTAGACGAACTACAAAATGTTATGGGAATGGTTGTTGGTGAGATGAGAAAAAGACTCAAAGAATATGAAAATCTTAGTGCAGGTTTTAAAGTTTTGAAGTGGGTTGGATTTGAAAGTGAAGGAGAAAATGAAAGTGGTCAAATCATACCACATACGTCCAAATAAAATCTCCAATAATTTTATTTTTTGAACACCATCTCGAAACCGTTGATTGATTCACTTTTTCATGAACAGATGCTTCGGTTGTAGATTCATATGTTTGAACAATAAGACCATCCAATTGTTTTTTATAAACCGTTTTATAGTTTGACTCTTTAGTTTTTTCAGATACACCATTGGCTTTCTTCGTCTCACTTATTTTTCGTTTAGTTTCAACATCTCTTGATTTTCCTTGCCAATATTTAGGGGACTTTAAACTAATATCTTGTTTTTCATCATCTGTCTTAGTTCTGCCATATTTTTTCGCTTCGGTAGTCCCTACTTTAGCAACTCTTTTATCGACCCAAGAATCTGTTTGTTTTATTCCTTTATGGGAAAGTGACATCTTTTCAAGTGTTTCTGCCGATGGAATTGAATTACGACCACCAGATTCAATATTATACCCAAAAGTTTTATTATTTGCTTTATATTCTCGAATATATTCTATCTCCTTCAAATTCAATTCTTCAATTGTTTCACCTATATCAATTATTGCGAATTCAAAATTATCTCGACCATATTTTTTGAAGGCACTGCTTAAGATTTGTAGTGGGTTTCTCATTCTTAAGTGTTCGTTTAACCTTCTTTTTATATTAACAGTTTGCCCAACATATATTTTACCGTTAAATTTGTTAGTAATTGAATAAATATACCCAAATTCATTTAACTGTATATGTGAAGCGATATTTACCACAATCCCATATTTTTTTATAGCCAATGTCTTATTTTTTTTCATATATATACAATCAAAGAATGTAATAATCTTAGTGAAGATTTTAATGTTTTGAAATGTTTTACTTTAAAACCCAATCAAAATATTCGTAATACCAAGGTTTACCTGTAGTTATTTCAATTTGTTTTCTCTTGAATTTACTTTCAATCGTTACGTTGGGATAAGTTTCCGTAATATGTTTAGTAAGAACGCCTGATTTGTTATTATAATCAATGAACTGTTTTTTTGTTGTCTTACAAATAAGTAGATAATTACCACATAATATTGACTTTTCGTTTTCACGTAATTTGATAATGTTATTGAGTGTTGAAAAATTAATACCATATTCTTTCGATAATCTCCTAATTGAAATATCATTTTCTTTATGGGCAGAATATATTAAATCCATTTCTTCGGCAGTAATTTCAGAAACATTTTTCACAGTTTCCTTAAGATAAGTTGGTATGGTATTATTCGCATAATCATTATAATAACACCATGTATGGTTAGAATGCTGTATTGATTTTCCTAAACATAATCGTAAAATGCTTTGATATGATAACTCATCACCATTATTTTTACCTGCATCAGATAATGATAGATACCTTTCAATAATATTCTTATCGGAATCTAATTTTATTACTGGTTTCACTAATTTTTTAACTCTTTTCTCTATCCATTCTTTTGTTTGTTTTAAATCTTTTCTACGTGAACACAATAATTGAATTGTTTCTTCACTTGATTTAGAATTTACCCCTCCAGATTCAATATTATAACCTAAGTTTCTATTGGTAGTATTATACTCATGAATATATCTTATTTCTTTGTAGTTAAGCTCATCTAATGTTTGGGCAGTATCAATAATACTAAATTCAAAGTTATTTATATCATATTTTTTTATTGATTTCAATATATATGGATTACACGATTTGGCTTCTGATATATACTCATTATATCTATTAATGAAACCACGGGTGGTTTGTCCCACATATTTTTTACCATTAATTTTATTATTTATTAAATAAATGATTCCACAAATATCTTCAATGTCTCTTTTAGGATAAGGTAGAACTAAGTGTTTTATCATATTATAATAATGTTTATTTTCTCCTTTACTTCCAATGAAATGGAAATATCTTCTTTTTCTATATTGGGGCACAAAAATAGCGTTTGGATATTTATTTAAGATAACACTTTTTTTAATTGTTCCTAATTCTGTTCTAATTGAACGTGAATGACGTAATTTACCGTCAATATAAACTGAAAAACGTTTAGATTCTTTACCGTTTTTATTGTAATTACCTGACATTAAACCAATATAATACCAACTCAATGATTGATAAATAGTACCAATTTCGCCAGCAGCAGGGTCAACTGTTGCTGTAATTATTCTATAATCGGTATTCTGTTTTACCCATTTCAACGTTTTTGATATAAAATAAGATGCAGTATTTTTTGGTGTCCACCATAAACAAACACCTCTACTTAATAATAAAATTTTCCCAGTGAAATCATATTTATCCCATGTTGTAGATTTATTTGCAGAGTATTCTTCCGAATATATTACAACTCCACCTAAATAATCGTTACCGTCAATATTAAAATAAATTCCAAAGAAAAATTTATTAAATAGTGGCATTGTTTTAAGCCACTCATATTCAACAATAATTTTTTTTGCGTCAATATATGAGATTTCTTTTATTGACGTATTATCTAATTTAGCATCATTTTTTGAGAAAGGTAAATTAGTTGATTCTATCTCTACCCTTTCTTTTCTTATTTTATATTGATATGCTTCCATTTTTAATATATTTGATTTTACCCCTAAAATGTAAAGATAAAAAAAGAGTTGGAATATTCCAACTCTTTTTTAATATATTTCAGATTAATTGATACTGTAGGTCACCAATTCCAAAGGTCTGAAGACCATCACAATAGATACGTCCATAGTAACGGTTAAGTACCATCTTCTTAGCATATCTCGTCATTATACCCCTAATTGGTGTAAAGTCGAAAGGATTATACATTACCGGCGTAAGTTGCATGGGAACGTAGGGAGCGTAAATGTACCCAGTCTCTAGGATACTTGTTCCTTTATGACCAATAAGAACTGTGTTAGCAGGTGAATAAGGGTCACGATAAACTTGATAACGTCCACTAAGAGTTCCGATTTTCTCGATACCCATGTTGTACTTATCCTGCTCAGGAGCAGCATTAGATACGTGGAAATACTCAAGGTCATCAAATACAGCAGATAGTTCAGGAGAAACAACTACCCAAGATGCTCCACCACGAAGTGTTGCCTTGTGAATTTGTGCAGAAATCTGGTTGATTTTAGTAATCAACGTTTGATTCCATTCCTTTTGAGTGTAAGCGTTGAATCCACCGTTGGTAGTACGTTTCCAACCGTTGTAGTCCCAACGTAATTTCCAAGCAGCACCTTTTCTAAGGTCACGTAAAATCTCTCTGTCAATCTCAGCAGCGATTTGCTCTGACAATATAGCAGTCAATTCTGCTTCTGCATCGATGTTATGAAATGCACTTACGTCTTGTGCTAATTCAGGAGACCAAGTAGCTCTTAATTTTCTTTCAGTAACAGAAACAGTTACCGCATCCAAATCAAACGTTACTTCTGCGATCTCAGATTCGAATTCCAAATCTTCGTATCGTCTGAAACTAAA